GAGCTTGTCTACAAGTATCTAATACTTGTTTTTTCATAGCAAAATAGTTTGCAACAAATGCAGCTAGATCTTTATCTATTGCTTTTCTAATGATTGTATATTTGTTTTTCTTAAACGACATCTTTAGCCATCTCTTTCGGTACAGCTTGAATGTTCCAATGTATAAATCTAAATGGTTCTACACCAAAGTCGACCGCATATTCATGTTCCAAGTACCCTGGAAAGATAATGAGTGTGCCTGGCTTTGGTTTAAAATGTACTAATTCAGTTCCATGAAATACACCATTGCCAGGTTTCATTTTTAATTTTGTAGCTCGTGCACCTGTTCTTGGTTCATGAAATATTGGATAAGAAGTTTTATCAGAGCATTTTAAAAAATAAAATCCTGATACATGTTGATTCCAATGGATATGAGCTGAATGATGACCACCACCATTTTTAGCAAATTCTTGTACCCATAACTCACTAAACATAGTTTGATATTGTTGCATATCAAAACCTTGCCAATCTAAAAACTCCCAAGACTTTTGACCGACATAGTTTCTAAAATCTAAAAAGTTATTATCCATCGTAAGTGGTGTTGAATGATAACTTCTTCCAAAGTCACCATGCTTTTTAATAAATTCTTTTTCTCTTTTTTTAGCATCTTTAATATATTGATTAGATGCTTTGTTTAAGGATTTAACAAACTCTGGTTTGTCTTCAATCCATATTGGTGTTTTAAAATATTCTACTATTTGCATTATTTAAATGGATATCCAAGGTTCCACATGACCAGTGAATATCGTACTCCTTTCGTTACAGGTTTAACTCTATGCCATACAAATGAAGGAAACACAATAATAGATCCTTTTGGAAGTATTTCTTTTGCTTGCCTTAAATGTTTGGACTCATCTCTCATATGGGGATCATAGTTTCTAAAATCAAACTCTAATTCACCACCTTGATATTCGGACCCATCGGTTAATTGACAAGTCATCGAAAGCTTTCTTATTTTACCATGTTCAGGACCTTGTTTTTCATATGGTTTATCCCAAGAATCACAATGCCAATCATAATATTGATTTAATTTATATTTTGTAAATTGACATGATTCTGATCTATCCCATTCAAAATTCCAACCTGCAGCTCTATTTGCTTGATGAATGTATGGATGTAATTCTTTATATATCCATGGATCATTGAGCCATACTAAATCTGAATTTCTTTTTCTTTTCATATCTCTAATTTGATCTTTTGTAAGTTCTCTATCTCCATACCCACCTGTTCTAGCCATTGTTTCTGCTTGTGATAAACCATATTTAATAATGTCATCACATAGTTTTGGTGGTATTGCTGAAGTAAAATACCAATAATAATTAGATATATTCATAAGTAATTGTCTGTATAAAATTCAATGAATCTTTCTGATTGTTTGAGATAACATACATATTAGTTGATGGAAACATAATGAACATATTATCTTTTAATTCTATATCCCAACTTCTTCCTTTTCTTCTATTGTCATCATAGAAAATTCTCACAAAACATTTATTAGTTTTAACACCATAGAGTAATGTATAATCTGGTGAGTTTCGAAGATCGACTGGATCAATATTTAATAATGGTTGTGATATTTGATTAGGTTTATAAATATCGCCAAATGTTTTTTTATTAACTAATTGAAAACCATATTCTAAATTTATATGCTCACGCATATATGTATTCAACATATCCCAAGTTCTTGAGAATGGAAACTCTTTAGCTGTAAATGTAGATTGTAAAATGTCGCCTGATAATTTATCTCGGTCTATCTCAAAACCTTTCGGCATTGAAACATCACCATAATATAAATCCTGCTCTGTTAAAACTTTCTTCTGCATACCACCACTTATTTAATATTAATTTACAAAAAAGTCAACTATTTAGCAACCCAAGCAGTGCCATTCCATTCATAAAATGTTTGAGGATTTGCAATATCATCTGATTTAGTTGCTTCCCATCCTTTTGTGTTATCAGTTTGATAAGCATCTTCATTCCACATAATTATGTAATGCCAAACTGAAGGATCTGCACCATCATTAGTTATTGATGGATAAGTTATAGGTGCTTGCCATGATGCAGTTGAAATATTTTTAGTCCAAGATGCATGTGGTTTTTTAGGCCAAAAGATTTGATCATCTTCATCCCAAGTATAACCTATACCTGCATAGTTTCCTCTAAATGGAGTTCCACCGTTTTTATGTTGTCCGCCAGCTGTATTGTATGAAGTTTGAATCCACATTTGTGCAGGCCAATTATTGTGTTGTTCTAAATATTGTTGACCTACTGCTTCGTCTTCAACTCCGTCAGCGTTTAACATATCTTTGTTATCAAGTGTTAATACTTGAATAACTTTTCCGTTTGCTCCTAGTTTTGCAAAATGTGCCATAATGTTTCTCCTTATATATGTTTTTTATTTATTTGTAAATACATCATTATTACTGATATTTGTATCTAATAATAACAATTCCTGATCCACCACCGCCACCACCAGCTCCACCACCACCTCCAGTGTTAGTTGTTCCTGATACACCTGGTGAAGAACCTCCACCTCCAGGACCTCCAGTACCATGAGAACCTGAACCAGCATCACCACCTCCACCACCTGCATAAGTATTAGCAGAACCTGAAATTGCATTAGGTGCACCATTACCACCTGGTCCACCATTAATATCATTAAATAAACCTCTTGAAGTTGCACCACCTCCACCTCCACCAGTTCCATCTCCACTAGATCCACCATAACCACCTATAAATCCTTGTGGAGGAGTTGTCGGAGGAGTGTTTCCTGCTCCACCATTTAATGCACATCCACCAGGTCCCGCTCCAGAACCTCCACCAGATCCTCCTGCAGCTCCTACAGTTGTAGGTGGAGTACCTGTATTACTTCCACCACCTCCACCACCAGCAGATGTTATTGAACTAAAAATTGAATTACTACCATTATTTCTACCTGCACTAGCTCCACCTCCTACCGTAATTGGATAAGGTGATGCTGTTACTGTTATTGCTGATCCTTGAAGAGGAGCAGGTCCATAACCAGAAGCTCTGTAACCACCAGCTCCGCCACCGCCACCATCAGGAGCATTTCCACCTCCACCTCCTCCAGCTACTACCATGTAATCAACATTATTTGGACCACCTGCAGGATTACCTATAGATGAAACACAAAATGTTCCAGGTGATGTAAATGTGTGAATTTTGCAATTACCACATGTTGTAATTGTTCCTCCTGTTGCAACTATGAAAGTTTCACTTTCAGATATATCACTTGCCTTCGAAGCATCAGTTAAAACCCAACCTCTTGTTGCATCGACATAGATAAATTGTGAAGATGCTCCTTCAACAGATATTATAAAATTTTCTGTTGAACCTTGAATTTTATTTCCATTAGGATTTAAAGTTAAATTATTTGTATCAAAAGTATTTGCATAATCTTTTAATGAAAGTACATCACCTGCTACTGGACTTGCTGGTAGTGTTACAGTAAATGCTGCACTTGTTGTATTACAAAAATATCCTTTATTAGAAACTGCTGTGAATCCAGAAGTTTTTGCTGTTGTATCCCATTCAATAACTCCTTGTAATCCTGAAATTGTTCCTGATGTATTATTGATTGTTCCACCTGATATACCTGCAGTAGTTATTGTTCCTGCATTAGTAACTGTTACACCTGATGCAATAGAAACAGTATCTCCACTATCTCCGATAGTCTGCGTTGTCCCTTTTCTTGGACTAATTTTATTTGTCTTAAATTCGCTCATGATTAATTTTGGAATTTATATTTAATAATAACAATCCCTGAACCACCAGCACCACCACATCTTACTGCTCCTTTTGCTGCTCCTGTTCCTCCATTACCTGTATTTGCTGAACCTGGAGTTCCTGGACTTCCACAACTTGTACCACCTTTTCCACCAGCAGCATATGCAACAGGAGACCCTGATATTGAATTAGAAGTTGAACCACCACCACTACCTCCAGCACAACCTGGATTACCAGCAGAACCTGAACCACCTCCACCACCTGCATTTGTTCCACTACCTGGACTTGCAGTTCCTCCTGGATTACCTTGTGGTCCTCCTGTTCCACCAGGTCCAGCTGGAGAAGCACCTCCACCCCCTGAACCTAAAGGTGCAGGGCCACCACCACCACAACCTGCTGTTCTTCCAAAACCACCATAACCAGCTGTTATAGCTAATGCTACTGAATTACTTCCATTACCTGGAGCAGAACCTCCCGCTCCAACTGTTATTGGATAACCTGTAACTGAAACTGGTAAAGCACTACAAACAGTATAACCACCTGCTCCACCTCCACCAGCATTATTTCCTGGTCCTGAAGGTCCACCACCTCCACCTCCAGCTACAATTAAATATTCTACTGTACTAGAACCAGCAGGATTACCTGCACATGAAACTGTAAAAGTACCAGGACCAGTAAAAGTATGAATTTTATAGTCTCCAGAAGTTGTTGTACTTCCACCTGTAGCTGTTACATATTTTATATCTTCAGTAATATCTGATGCTTTTGCTGCACCTGTTGAAACCCAACCTTGAGTTCCGTCTACATAAATTAATGTGATAGATGTACCTGCAACTGAAATTGTAAAATTATTTGCTGTTCCTTGAATGTTAGAACCATTTCTATCTATTATAATATTATTTGTATTAGCTGTATTTGCATAATCTTTAATACCGACTAAATCACCTGCTGATGGTGTTGCCGGAAGCGTGACTGTAATTGCTCCAGAAGTTGTGTTTACAAAATATCCGTTTCCTGCAACGGCAGTAAAGCCAGATGTTTTTGCTGTTGTGTCCCAATTAACTTGATTGTCGATTGTACCTGTAATGGTACCACCTGAAATTGTTCCTGTATTAGTGATTGTTCCTGAATTTGTAATTGAACCAGAGTTAGATAAACTTACACCACATGGTATTGCAACAGTATCCCCGCTGTCGCCCAGTGTGACTGTGCCACAGTTTGTTGTTGGTGTAATTTTATTAACTTTGACTTCACTCATAATATTTTTCCTTATATAATATTTTTACTGATATTTATACCTTATAATTACAATTCCTGAACCACCACTATAACCACCACCATTATGAGCTCCCCCACCACCACCTCCAGTGTTAAAAGCTCCATTACCACCACCAGAACCTGGTTGTTCACCATTTCCGCCACCATATTGATTAATTCTACTTTGTGCAGGTTGTCCTGATATGCAAGATGGAAATGAACCACCTGTTCCACCTGGGTCATGTCCTCCACCTCCACCTCCACCAGCAACTCTTAAAGGTGAACCTGGCATATTTGTTTCCGCACCAGCTCCACCTGCTCCTCCTCTAGAATTAGAAGTAAGACCTTTACCTACACCTACTGCTCCACCTCCGCCACCACCTACTTGAGGGTTAGTTTCACTAGGAGCATCTGGATTTGAACCTCCATTATTACCTTGTGGTGGACTAACAGGAGGTGTATTTCCTGTACCACCTAAACTTTGAGAAGGAACAGGAATAGATGGACCTTTTGGACCAGCACCTCCACCAGAACCACCAGAGCAACCATTTTGTCCATTCCAATCTCCACCTCCACCACCAGCTGCTGATGTAATTGAACTAAAACTTGAATTTGATCCTGTAGTTGATGAAGCACCACCTCCACCAACAATAATTGGATAACCTGTAACACTTACAGGTAAAGAAGTAGGTGTTGCTAAAGTAGAAGCTGTATAAGTTCCAGATGTAGTTGCACAATAAGATTCCCTATATCCACCAGCTCCACCTCCACCACCTCTTCTACAACTAGGTGCAGAACCTACGCCACCACCACCTCCACCAGCGACTACTACATAATCAACTGCATTTGATCCTGCAGCATTTCCTGCACAAGTAACTGTAAAAGTTCCTGGACCTGTAAAGGTATGAATTTTAAAATTTCCACATGTAGTTATTGTACCACCTGTTGCTGTTACGAATTTTAAATCTTGTTGAATATCACTTGCTTGTCCAGCATCATAAGTTAACCATCCTTGAGTAGAATCTACATAAACTAAATTAGCTGCACCACCTTGTGTGTTAATTACAAAATTATTTGTATTACCTTGAATCTTGTTTCCATTAGAATTAATTATAATATTATTTGTTTGTGCTGTAAGAGCATAATCTTTAATACCAATAAAACTTCCTGCAACAGGTGTTGCTGGTAAAGTTATGGTTACACTACCTGATGTAGTATTAATAAAATAACCTTTATTTGTTTCAGCTGTAAAATTTGCTGTCTTTGCTGTAGTGTCCCAATTAACTGTATTAATACCTGAATAGGTACCTTGAGAAAGATCTAATGTAGTTCCTGCTCCTGTAGCAATGGTATCTCCAGTACAACCAATTGTAGTTGTACTTCCTGCGTCAACGGGTATAATTTTGTCTGTTTTAATTTCACTCATTGTACTCCATTATTGATACTTGTACCTTATAATCACGATACCTGAACCACCTGCTCCTCCTGTACCTGGATAATTTCCACCACCACCTCCACCACCAGTATTTGTACTTCCTGGTGTTCCTGCATTACCTGAAGCACCTCCTCCACCTAATCCACCTGGTACGGATTTACCTAAATCTTCACCACCACCACCTCCACCAGCATAAGCTGTTGGACTTGCTGAAATTGATGTTGTTACACCAGCTCCTCCTGCTCCTGTTGGACTAGGGTTACCAACTGTTCCTGCTGCACCTGCACCTCCACCACCGCCACCGCCGTTAGGACCACCATTTCCACCTGGATTTCCTTGAGGAGGACTTACAGGAGGTGTATTTCCTGTTCCACCTGCTGAACCTACTATACCCCCAGAACCTGAACCACCAGGTTGTCCATTAGATTCTCCACCTCCTGCTGATGTAATCGTTGAAAAAACTGAGTTTGATCCAGCTGTTTGACCACTAGGAGTTCCTGGAGAACCTCCTCCACCGACTGTAATTGGATAACCTGTTGCTGTTACTGGTAAAGCTGAAACACACGCCCCTAAAGGGGAAGCTGTGTAAGAACCTGAAGCTGCTCCTGATGATTCTCTAAATCCTCCTGCACCTCCTCCTCCAGCTCTATTGCCGCTTGCACCGCCGCCACCTGCTACTACTAAATAATCAACTGTATCAGAACCAGCTGGATTACCTACTGAACAAACTGTAAATGTTCCTGGTGATGTAAATGTGTGAATTTTGTAATCTCCTGATGTAGTTATTGTTCCACCTGTTGCTGTAATAAAAAATGCTTCTTCAGATATATCTGATGCTTGAGAAGCTCCTGTTATCATCCAACCTTGTGTACCATCAACATAAATTAATGTAACTGATCTTCCTTGTGTATTAATTAAAAAATCATTTGCAACACCTTGAATGTTAGATCCATTTCTTGCTAAAGTAATATTATTTGTTTGTGCTGTTAATGCATAATCTTTAACACCAACTAAATCACCAGCACTTGGTGTTGCTGGTAGTGTCACTGTGATTGGTGCACTTGTTGTATTTACGAAATAACCATTACCTGCGACTGCAGTAAATCCTGATGTTTTAGCTGTAGTATCCCAATTTAAAATTCCTTCAATTCCTGAAACTGATCCACCAATATTTAATGAGGCACCACTTGGAATGCTTATTGTATCTCCACTATCTCCTAATGTAACTGTACCACATGCAGTAGTTGGAGTTATTTTATTAACTTTTACACTACTAGCCATAATTATTGATATTTATACCTTATTATTACGATTCCGCTACCGCCGTTTCCACCTGTTGTACCATCTGTAGTAGGTCCACCTCCGCCACCACCACCAGTATTAGCTGTACCAGGATTAGATGAACCTCCTGGTGGACTAGCACTTCCACCTCCTCCAGCACCGCCAGCTCCTCCAGGGAAAGCACCAGCTCCACCTCCACCACCACCAGCATAAGCTGTTGGTGTTCCATTAATTGAAGTTGTACCACCAGCTCCTCCAGCTTGACCATTAGAATCAGGTTGTCCACCAGTAGTTGCTCCGCCACCACCTGCACCTTCACCTCCTCCAGTACCGCCAGAATTGCCTTGAGGGGGAGTAACAGGTGGAGTATTACCACTTCCAGCAGAAGTTGATCCGCCACCAGCTCCACCTCCAGATCCACCGCTACCTCCAGGTAATGTGTTATAACCACCTCCACCTCCACCACCTGCAGATGTTATTGTTGAAAAAATTGAATTACTACCTGAAGTACCTTGTCCATCTCCAGGACCAGGTGCATTCCCACCACCACCGACTGTAATTGGATAACCTGAAACTGTAATTGGTAAAGAAGTTGAAGTTGCTAATGGACTAGCTGTATAACTACCTGATGTAGTTGAACAATGTGATTCTCTAAAACCACCTGCACCACCACCGCCAGCAGCTGCACAAGAATATGATTGAGCCCCACCACCACCTCCACCACCAGCTACTACTAAATAATCTACTGTATTTACAGTTCCTAAAGCTGACACACAAAATGTTCCAGGAGATGTAAATGTATGAATTTTATAATCTCCACATGTAGTAATAGTACCTCCTGTTGCTGTAATAGATGAAAAACCATAATTACTTGTTGTTTGATCTTCTGTAGGTACCCAACCTTGAGTTCCATCTACATATACAAATGTGGTAGATCGACCATTTGTTGAAATAGTTCCATCTGTTGCAACACCTTGAATGTTAGAACCATTTCTACCAACTGTAACATTGTTAGTAGCAAAAGTTCTACCGTAATCTGAAATAGCTACAATATCTCCAGCCGAAGGTGAGGCAGGTAGCGTTACAGTTATAGCACCAGAAGTTGTATTTACAAAATAACCATTACCAGATACTGCTGTAAATGATGCCGTTTTAGCTGTTGTATCCCAGTCTACTGTTCCTGTTCTACCGAATCCTGTTTGAGTAGCACCAGCCGCTAATTGAATAGTATCCCCTGATTGACCAATCGTAAGTGTTGATCCGCATTGTGATGATATTTGATTGACTTCTATTTTACTCATTAAATTATTACCAATGTTCCTGTTACTGTTTGTGTTCCAGTAATAGTTACTGGTCCTGCTAAAACTCCAGAATCTAGAGTTTGGTCTTCAGATAAAGTTGAATTATGAGTTACAACAAAAGTTGTTGCATCCATAACTGGAGAGATAGTTTTCTTCGCTGGTAATGTACAGAATACATTTTTAGTACCTGCTGAAAAATTTACTGCAGCATCACTGTTTGATGAAGATATAATCGTATCTCTTGATAAAGTATCAGGAGCAGCATCGGTTACTGTACCAATACCAACCTCCCACTCATTAGCACTATTTAATTCAATAGCATAATAAGTCGTGTTTCCTGTACCAACACCAGATACAAAACTTTCATAGCCAGTTTCTGCACCAGCTAAATCAATAGTTCCAGTTCCAGTAGTTGTACTAGTTTCTTTAACTCTATCGTTAATTACTAAAGCCATTTCTACTCCAAAATTTTATTACGCGTCGCCAAGTCTAATGATTGCATTAGATGAATCAGCAGTTGGAAACTGAACAACGAAATCACCGTTAGTTGCTGTTTTTGTTCCGCCGAAATCTAAAACTAATACTGCTTCATTAGAAGTTCCTTTATAAATCAGAGCGCCCACTGCTGATAACGTTACAGATGAAAAAGTTAAATCTGCAAAGTCAACGTATGCAATGTTACTTGATACTGCAACACCATTATTAGTTAAAGTATTTCCACCCGCTGTATAGTTTGTACCAGATGAAGAAACTTCATTAGTAGTTGTATAAGCTGTTGAAGAAGTACTGAAACCAGATATGTCAGTGTATAATGCAAGTTTGAAAGTTGATCCGCCAGAATCAAAATCAAACACACCACCAAGTAGGTCTGTTTTAAAAGAGTCAGGTACTATGTTTGCCATTTATTTGTCTCCTTAATTATTTAGGGTGATGGTGATTTTAAAGGAGTACGAATAACACCATCTTGATATTCGTCTCGGCGTCTACGACCTTGTTGTTCGATCGCGTACGATTGTAAAGCTCGTTTAAAAGATCCTTCGTAGTATTGTAACATATCTGCAGGACCTTTCAAGTATCCATATGCTTCTACCAGACATCCATACAAAAGTAAATCCTGATATTTATTAGATGTATAAGTACCTTGTGTGCTCCCTGGTGAAACGGTTATTGAATCTGGTTGTTTTGTATAGGCTAAAGTAATTAAATTTGTGCTGTTTGGAGTAGGTGCTACTACCCAGTAATTAGCGTCCCAATTAGCATAATATTTAGGTAATCCAGATTGAGTTCCTGGTGTGTCATAAAAAGTTGCCATATATGAGGTATCTTTTTTTTCTAAAAAAGTTTGATTACCAGAAGAATCTGTTAATTGCACATATCGAATAAATCTTAAATCAGATGGAATAGTTACATATCTATTTCCAGATTGTAAATTAGATGTTGCATAAAATCTATTATCATCAGAATCAGCTTCTCTATATATTCTGTTTTCTGCATTTTTAATAATACTTTCTAAGATTGTGTTAGATAATACAGAGTCATCTACTTCTGTATAGTTTCTAATATCATCTTGTAGATTTGCTAAAGTATAAGCCATTACTCTGATCCTCCATGTTTCCTACGTATCTTTTCTTGTTTATCTGTTCTCACTTCTTCATAAAGTGCAAGATGAGGGTCCTGTTTTTCAGGTATAAATATATTTTTAATCCAATTAATTAATTTTTTAATCATGGTGATATAGTTATGGGTCCTACTGAACAGCCATAACCTCCTCCTTTTATATTACCACTTGTAGCAGTATTTGTGTCAACTGTAAAAAAGAAAAAATTAGTTGCTAAATAATCACTTGATGCATCTCGCGCACCATTTTTATATTTTCCAGTTCTTATTGTGTATCCAGCTGCTTTTGCAATATTAGATCCTGATATACCATCAAAACTTTCAGGGTCAGCATAAACAAAACCACTTCCTGCAGAAGTAGTTGGTGGTCCTCTAAATCTATATACAGTATTATCTGTTAAACCATGACCAGGTGAAAATACATTTATAATTCCAGATCCTGCTTCGTATGTTTCAAAACCATTATCTATTATTCTTACCGTTGTAGCAGGTTCTGTTCTATCAGGTCTAACTTGTAGTAATGCGATACCATCTCCTCCCACAGGTTTAGGTTCTAATTGTGGTTGTTTAGGTTCGTATTCTGTGTAATGCACAAAAGAACCATTCCATTCTCTAACCATTTCTCTGTATGGAAATTCAAGTCCTGATCGATCAGAAATTGCTTTTGAATGTTTTCCTGTTGCGTATTTAGACATTAGGTTCCTGGGTAATAAGCTTTAGGTGTAATAAATGTACTTGAAGCTGAACCATCTTCTTGTAATGCTCTTTGAAATTCATCTTCATAAAGTAATTTTAAATTTTGAGTTAGTTGTGGAGCATATTTCATAGATAAATAATAAGATAAACCTGAAACCATACATGGTACAAATCTAAAAGGTAAATCAGTTGCATTTGTATAAGCACCAATGTCTTGTATTCTTTTTATGTAATAAAAATGCATGTCTTTAGATGCATTACTTGAATCTGGAGTAGGATAAACATTAATACTAACATGATCAATA